TGAATCACGACTACTGGAATGTGCCAGATAAAGGTGATGAAGCGTTTACCCCATTCTGGAACTATTACGGCGAGCACGTCACCCACTGGATGCCGCTGCCGGCCGCCCAGCAGGAGGTGAAGTGATGACTATGTACCTTCTCCTGGTCCTAACATACTCAACAGGCAGGCTGGAGCACGTTGCATTTTATACAGAGCAGGCATGCATGATTGCTGCTGAAAAATTACGCTCAGGAATGTCTCGCAACGTTGGCTTTGTGGAGTGCGTGAAAAATGAGGTTCCTGATGCCTAAATCCCCCGCAGAACGCAAAGCCGCGCAGGAGGTAGTTATTGCAAATCGACCTGGTTAAACACCCAGGCGGTGTATTCTCTCCAGCAAACGAAACAGACCTCGAACGACTCCAGCGATTCAAAAACGGCGAAACCTACGTAGCCGAAATCAAACTCACCAGAAACCCCGCGCATCACCGTAAAGCCTTTGCATTCTTCCGGTTCTGCTTTGACCACTGGTCAGCGGAACACGCTGGATATGAATGCTCAGACGAACACACGCAGAAAGAGGAGTTCCGAAAGAATCTAACTATTCTCGCCGGATTCTATGACGTGGTTACAACGATACGCGGGGAGACAAAGGTGAGGGCTAAGAGCCTGGCATTCGCATCAATGGACCAGGAGGAGTTCGAACGTTGTTATTCATCGCTGATAAACGCCGCCATTAAGAACGTATTCGCCGGGACAACTGACCCGGCAATCCTCAACCGATTACAGTCATTCTTCTGAGGAGGCTCAATTGACTCGATGTGACCGATGCGGAGAACGAAAAGACGATTACCGGTTCAGGCCGGGGCAACCCTACTGGCACAAATGGTGTATCCGCTGCGAGCGCTCTCCGGTTGGTGATTTTCCGCTACCTCAAACCAAGGAGGACGTGTGGCACGACGAAGCGCAACGCAAATCGTAATAGATCATCTGATATTCACTCCCACCAAACGCAGCAGAAACCGAAAGAAACCCACTCCCGCAGAATCCGACATTGTCACCTTCAATTACACGGCTCATCTGTGGGATATGCGCTGGCTCAGAACCAGGGCAAGGAGGAAGCATGGCTAGACAACCACGGCGAAGATGCAAAAACGAAGAGTGCAGAGAGTGGTTCCATCCTCAGCACTCAAATGTATGGTGGTGCTCTCCGGAATGCGGAACGAAGATAGCACTTGAGCGACGAAGCAAGGAGCGCGAAAAGGCTGAGAAGGCCGCAGATAAGAAGCGACGAAGAGAGGAACAGCAGCAGAAAGACAAACTCAAGATAAGAAAGCTCACATTAAAACCCCGCAGTTACTGGATTAAACAAGCCCAACAAGCAGTAAACGCCTTCATCAGAGAAAGAGACCGCGACTTACCCTGTATCTCGTGCGGAACGTTCGTGTCTGCTCAGTGGGATGCCGGTCATTACCGGACAACTGCTGCGGCGCCTCAACTCCGATTTGATGAGCGCAATATCCATAAGCAATGCGTCGTATGCAATCAGCATAAGAGCGGGAATCTGGTCCCGTACCGGGTGAACCTGATTGAGAGGATAGGGAAGGCTGCTGTAGACGAAATCGAATTTGACCATAAACGCCATCGATGGACCACTGAAGAGTGTAAAGCGATTAAGTCAGAGTATCAGCAGAAGCTGAAAGACCTGCAGAGAGCGAGGGGGGAAGCAGCATGAAGCAGGAAATCATCGAAGCGCTCCGCATCAGATGGGCTCGCCTCCAGCTATTCCGCCGCGGCAGAACCTTTCCAGATAACTACATCCTTCTTCGTCAGTTTTACCGCATATACAGGGGGCCAGAATGGCAGTAAAAGAGCTCAACTTAACAAAAGACCAGCAGGACTGGCTTGAGGGATGGCTGGAGCTGTGGGGAGCATGGGTGTATTCGGGTCGACTGGAAAAACGGATGAGCAGTGTGATCGCTCAATTCATGGAAAGGGTCGAGCCCTCCAGGGTAATGACCAGGCCAATGTGCAATGACGATGACGGAATGTTGATTTCTCAGGTCGTAGATTCCGTTATGCGCATCGACACAAAGGCCTTTGGCATTCTGCTTAGCTACTATTCTCACGGCTCATCAAAGAGAGCAATTGCATCGTACTATCATGCCACCGCAAAGCCACGCAAAATGGCCGGCAGAAGCGGGGAGGGTTGGAGGAAGCCATCACTGGCAACATGCAGGAATGAAATCGACGACATCCTCAAAGCTTCACTCTTCGTTTTGTACCAACCGATGCAAGATGCTTTTAAAATGCGTAAACGAGTCGAGAAAATTAGACATGTTACCGTTAAAAAGCTTGACATTGCATTATCCATTTAGCCATAATTAGAAGGTAAGCTGCCGTTAGTGACTCTTAAGTTACTGCGGTGGCTTTTTTATTTGCTGCAATCTAATCAGGACTCTTGAGTGAATGCGTGCCGCACTACACGTTGAAGCTCATACGCGAGAGTCCTGACTAGATTGTTTCAACGCAACAGGTAAGAGCATTCTCCCTGATGGGGCTTGGCTTAAATGCAATGAGTGCTCTTTCCGTTGTGGTGAATGCGCAGGCTGATGCGCGTGCAACAGATACTCATTGAAACGGTAGTTATGTCGGAGTTCAGCACCGGCCACCACAGCCCAATCCCGCCAGCTGGGAAATCAGGCCTTAGAGCCAACGCCTTACCCTCATTTTGCCTGTCGCCCAGGCAATTTTTTAAAGCGTGCTTCCACCAAGAACCAGACCCAACCAACTCATTGCTGACACGCTGTGGCTACGGTGCAGTGCGCTTTAAAAAAAACAAAACCCGCTCAATGGCGGGCTTCGTGAAAATGGGCGACGGTTAGTAGTTGGAGCTACCAACCGTCATCTTGCTCATGACTCGAATTACGAACAAAGACCGAAGGCCCATCTCGTCTGATCAGACGGGGTAGACAATAGATCGGATTTGTTCACCTATCAATATCTTGTAGTCCTATTTCTGAACAAGTCCCCGTACCTGGGGGTGGAAATGAAAAAAATGCCATATAAAAGCGATCCGAACCTATGGTCGATCCTCATCGCTTTCGGCATGACTCTCGTCGGCGCAATAGCCAGTTACTCCTTCAAAGTCCTCAACGGCGAGTCGTTTAGTTGGAGGACAATGTGCCTACAGCTCATCGTGTCGATATTCGCCGGGCTTATCATGATCATGATTGCTATTCACTACGCGTGGCCTCAGGAAGTTACCGGAGGCGTGTGTGGTATGGCTGGCTGGTCTGGTTCGTCCCTTATCAAGGCTCTAGAAAGTCGTTTTCTGAGCAAAGCGGCGGGGAAAGAAGAAACCAATGACTAAAGACCAATTCATGAAGGCTGCCGGATTGTCTCAGGCGCTTGCTGATAAGTGGTATCAGCACATCATCGACACGATGAAAGAATTCGGCATTGATACCCCAAAAAGGAAGGCCCACTTTATCGCCCAGGTTGGCACTGAATCAAATGGGTTCCGAGCAGTCCAGGAATCACTGAACTACTCGGTCACTGGACTTCAAATTTTTGGTTCGCGACTCACAGCAGTTCAGCGCGAAAAGCTTGGGCGTAAGCCTGGTGAGCTTGCCTTATCCCCTGCCAGACAGGCTGACATTGCGAACATAGTTTATGGTAGCAGATACGGAAACAATCAGAACGGTGACGGCTGGAAATACCGTGGGCGTGGGCTGAAGCAGGTTACCTTCAAAGACAACTATTCAGCCTGCGGCAAAGTGCTGGGACTGAACCTCATTGATGATCCCGACCTGCTGCTGCTGGATAAGAACGCTGCCCGCTCTGCCGGTTGGTTCTGGAAAGCAAACAACTGCAATCAGTTTGCTGATGCCGGCGACGTAAATGGGCTGACCAAGCGTATCAATGGTGGATTTAATGGCCTCCAGGACAGAGCCGAACGCACAAGGAAAGCGGAGGCGGTGTTGATATGAGTGCCTCTACTCTAAAGAACCTAATCCCCTTCATCTTTGCTGCAATCATCATAGGATTCATCGCTAAGCTCGGCGCAGATAATCGTCAATTGAGAATCAGTAACGCATCGCTTCAGAATGAAGCAAAGCAACTGAACATCAAAAACAACGATCTCGCCAATACGCTACAGAATCTTACTGATGCAGTGACGAGCATGAATAAACTGGTTGGTACTGAGGCCCGTCGCCGATCAGCCGCGGAGATGAAATCACAACGCCTGCAGGAAGAAGTGAAAGATGCGCTCAAAAACAATAAGTGCTCTATCGAGCTTATTCCTGATTCTGTCGTTGAGCAGTTGCGCCGACAAGCGGACTCAGTACGAAATGGTAAAGATGCCGATAGCCCCAATACCAGAAAGCCTGCTGATTGATTGCTCAGTCCCTATGGTGCCGACAGCAATGACATTTGGAGACAGCGTGCAAATGAACATAGCGCTGCTTAACGCTCTAGATGCATGCAATGGACAGGTAAGAACTATCAGGCAAATTGAAGCATCAAGAAATATCCCTTAATCGGGAAAGGCGCAGTAATGTCGCCGTCTCTCCGCAATATCTAAGACCAAGCCGCCATAGCGGAATCCTCATTGCGAGAGTGCAGAGAGAATCAAAAACATTACACGCAGGGTTTTGTAGGTTTGTCCCGACATGCCGGAAACGTCAGCCGGTGCGGAAGAAGTGGCGTGACCTCTGAGAGAAGATTTCATTACAAAAGCTCTTCAAGTGAGGGGCTTTGATAATGACTAAGGAGATAAGCATGTCGAGTGAAACAAAAATGGGTCGCCCGACTGACTACCTTCCAGAAGTAGCTGAAGACATCTGTAACTTGCTCATGTTGGGCGAGAGTCTGCGTTCTATCTGTAAGCGTCCGGGCATGCCATCTATCCGTGCAGTTATGTATTGGTTGCAGAGACATGAAGACTTCATGCAACAGTACGCGCGTGCGCGTGAGGTTCAGGCCGAACTCCTCGCTGAAGAGATCATTGAAATAGCTGACGACAGCAAGGGAGATGTGATTGTCGACGAAGATGGGCATGAACAAACGAATCATGAGCGCGTCGCGCGTTCCCGGCTTCGAGTAGATGCCCGTAAGTGGTACGCCTCAAAACTTGCTCCAAAGCGTTACGGCGACAAAGTAACGCACGAGCAAAACATCACCATTACCGATCTGACTGATGAAGAGTTAGACCGGCGCTTACAGGAGTTAACCAATGCACAATCTCAGCCGGGAGCAGAAGATTGAACTGGTAAAGCTCCTGGAAGAAAAGAAGCGACGCGATAATGTCTATCGCTACCGAACCTACTACGAAACTCGTTACCCCTGGCAAAAACGTTTCATTGCGAACACTCGCGAGTATTCACAAGTAGCACTCATTGCTGCTAACCGTGTTGGTAAGACGGACACGGCGACATATGTCGATGCAATTCACGCCATGGGTGACTACCCGGAAGGATGGACAGGTCATAAATTCGATCATGCACCGTTAATCTGGATACTTGGGTATTCAGGCGAGAAGTGTCGAGACCTTCTACAAGCGCCGATCATCGGGCGAAAGACAGACAATGGCTGGGAAGGTGGATTAATCCCCGGCGAGCTTATTGTCAGTGTTGAGCCTATGACGGGCACGCCAAACGCCGTCCGTTCTGTGTACATCAAACACAAGTCAGGCGGCACAGCAAAGATACAGTTTTGGTCTTACTCGCAGGGGCAGCATGCTCTGATGGGGGACAGCGTCGATTGGTTCCATATCGATGAGGAGCCAAAAGACCCCGCAATATTCCCCCAGGTACTTACGCGTACAGCGACTGGTGACAAAGGAAACGGCGGCAGAGGGATTTTGACGTTTACGCCAGAGAATGGTCGTACCGATTTAGTTATAGGCTTCATGGACAATCCGTCATCAGCCCAGGCATGCATGAACGTAGGCTGGGATGATGCACCTCACCTGAGCGACAAAGTTAAGACTGAGTTACTGGCATCTTTCCCTGCGCATCAAAGAGATATGCGAACTAAGGGCATACCAATGCTTGGTCACGGTCGCATCTACGATATTGCCGATGATGAAATCACCTGTCAGCCATTCGCCTGTCCAGATCACTTCTTTGTTATCGACGGGCAAGACTTCGGCTGGGACCACCCGCAGGCGCACATTCAGTTGTGGGAGGACAGGGATGAGGACGTCATTTACATCTCTCACGTGTGGAAAGCACGACAGAAGAAAGCTGATGAGGCGTGGCGCATTGTAAAGCCATGGGCTAAGGATGTTCCAACGGCGTGGCCGCATGATGGAAATCAGCATGAAAAGGGCGGCGGACAGCAGCTCAAAGAACAGTACAAGGCTGAGGGATTCAAAATGCTTGCCGAGCATGCCACGTGGCCTGATGGCGGTAACAAGGTTGAGCCGGGAATCCACGAAATCAGAGAAAGGATGCTCGATGGTAAGTTCAAGGTGTTCTCCACCTGTACGGATTTCTTCGATGAGTTTCGGATGTATCACCGAGACGAAAGCGGAAAGATAGTCAAAACGAATGATGACGTGCTCGATGCTGTTCGCTACGCCTATATGATGCGCCGCTCAGCTCGCCAGATGTATGCCATCAAATCCCCCCGTAAGAAACAACGCTTCGCAAAAACCGATTACAACTTATTTGGGTGAAATCTATGCAGGCAGTAAAAGCAGTGGGCTCCATCCTTGGCATGGGTAGCTCAGGCAGCATCAATATCGAAACACCAACTCAAGCCAGCCAGGATGATAGCATCAGCGCAGCTGATGAACTTCTGCGTAAGCGCTCCCGCAAGGGAGTGGATGCCAACCTACTTAACGGCACTGCCGGCAGCGGCAGCCCATCAGCATCCTCAACTGGTCAGAAAACTCTTTTAGGCGGATAGCATGGCAGAAGAAAACGACAGCCTGTTACAGCAAATCCTGCGTGACCAGTCAACGATGGAGACGGGGCGCACAACTTGGGAGCAGCACTGGCAGGAAGTGGCTGAGCGGTGCTTGCCGCGCGGGGCTGATTTCATTGGTGAGATACGAGATGGCAAGAAGAAATCGGAGAAGGCCATTGACTCAACTCCGATCCTTGCTCTTGAGCGATTTGCTGCTGCCGTTGAATCTGTAGTGACGCCACGAACTCAGCAGTGGCATGCTCTGAACAATGAGCAATTTGCAGAAGATGCTGAGGTGCAGGCATATTTCGAGGCGTGTACAAAAATCCTGTTTCGCCTTCGATATGCGCCATTGGCAAACTTTGCCAACCAAATGAGTGAGAACTACATCAGCATCGGCGCATTCGGGAACGGGTGTATCTATGTTGATGAGATACCCGGGAAGGGGTCTCGCTACATCTGCTATCACCTTCGGGAGATTTACTTCGAAGAGAATTACCAGGGCATTGTCGATCTGGTACACCGCAAGTTTAAGTTGACCGCCCGTCAGGCTGTGCAGCAATTTGGAAAAAATAATCTGCCTGAAAGCATTCAGAGAGCAGCAGAGCATAGCCCACTGTCTAAGTTTGAATTCATTCACCGCGTCTGCCCAAACGATGAGATTCAGTTTACAGATGATGGCGTGACACCTAAGGCAGATTACACCGGCATGCCATGGGCGTCCTTCTACATCACAAAGGAAGGACAGAAGATTATTCAGCGTAGCGGCTATCATACGATGCCGTACTGCATTGCTCGTTACTACAAATCCCCCGGAGAGGTGTATGGCCGCGGCCCGGGTATGACCGCGCTGCCTGATATCAAAGTGCTCAACGAGATGAACAAGGAAACGCTGATCGGCGCTCAACTCGCCAACCGGCCTCCAGTTCTCGTTGCAGATGATGGGGTACTTGAAGGCTTTAGCCTGGTGCCTGGCAGTATTAACAGCGGTGGCGTCAACTCCTCAGGTAACGCGATGGCAATTCCATTTGCCACTGGCGCTCAACCAAATCTCGGCCTTGAGATGATGGACCAGAAGCGGCAACTGATAAACGACATCTTCCTGGTGACCTTGTTCCAGATTCTGGTACAAAACCCGCAGATGACCGCTACTGAGGCAATGCTGAGGGCTCAGGAGAAAGGGCAGTTACTGGCTCCCACTATGGGGCGCATTATGTCTGAGCAACTTGGGCCAATGATTCTGCGTGAGGTAGATATCGCGGCTCGTAACGGCCTCCTCCCCGATCCGCCTCAACAGCTTATTGACGCTGGAATGGAATATGACATTGAATACCAGTCACCACTGGTTCGCATCCAGCGCTCTGAGGAAGGCTCAGGCATCCTCAACACTTTGCAGGTGGCAGGGCAAATTGCCCAGTACGATCCATCTGTGATGAGTGTTTTCCGCTATGGTGCAGTCATGAGAGAACTGGCGGAAATCAACGGTATGCCGCATGACCTTATCTTAACTGAAGATGAAGAGGAGCAGGTCAAGGCGGCTCAGGCGCAACAGCAGCAGCTAAGCAACATGATGCAAGCCGCTCCCCAGCTTGCAACCGCTGCCGACAGGCTTGCATCAGCGCAGCAGAAAGCCAACTCACCTCTACCGACGCCACAATAACCACCTGAAGGAATGATATGAGCAGATTAATTCTGAGGCGCGCTCGCGCCTTCCGGAAGGTGTTTGGCGTGCCTGGTTCCAGAACGAAGGAGCAAGAGATTGTTCTCGCTGTTCTCGGGCGGTTCTGCCGGGCCAATAAATCCAGCGTCACCGTATCTCCGATACATCGGCAGGTAGACCCGCTCGCAACCTGCGTTGCAGAGGGTAGGCGCGAAGTACTCAATCGTATTTCTGATTATATCCAGCTCGACCAGGAAGAGCTGATTCGAATTATTAACGAGGCAGAGAAGACCGATGTTTAAGCTATCACATTACTTCATGAATGAGGCTGGCGAAGGCGATGCGTTGGGCGCTGGCAATGAACAGCAGCAAGATGAGGCTCAGCAGCAAGCCCAGACCCAGGACCTTCTTGGCAATGATGAGCAGCAGCAAGAGCCGCTTATTAAGGCTCTGCCTGGCGAAGATGACGCCGAAGGCTGGGGAAAGCTTTGGGATAAGCTTGGCCGCCCAGAGACAGCTGATGGTTATGAATTGCCGGTTCCAGAAGGTGATTCTGGTGAGTTCGCCAAGGCTGCAGGCGCAATCATGCACTCGCTTGGCATCACAAAAAGTCAGGCTCAGGCGCTAGCCGCATGGAATAACGAACAAATTGCCGCCCAGCAGGATGCATACAATCAGCAGCTTGCTCAGCGTAATACCGAAAACGTCGCATCCATTCGAAAAGAGTGGGGCAATAACTTTGACGCGAATCTGGCAGTAGCCAATCAGGCGCTTTCCGCATTCATGTCTCCAGAAGGCATCCAGCTTTTGAAAGAGTCTGGGCTGGCCAGCAACCCACACCTTGTTAACGCGTTTTTCAAAGCGGGTCAGTCGCTCTCCGAAGCGAAGACTATCAAAGGCGAACCGGCTCACTCCGGGCCGAAATCTACTGCCGACATCTTCTACGGAAGCAACTAAGGAAATTAATCAATGGCTACTATTGGCAATGAATTTCTGACGCTGGCTGACTGGGCCAAGCGTCAGGACCCTGATATGAAGCAGGCTCGAATCATTGAGATGCTCAATCAGAAAAACCCGATCCTTTGGGACATGCCGTTCCTCGAAGCGAACGCGCCAACCCATCACCGCACCACAGTGCGTACCTCCCTGCCGGCTGCCTCATGGCGTCGCATCAATAAGGGCGTTAGTCGTGGCAAATCCACTACCGCTCAGGTTGATGAGCCGTGCGCAATCCTGGAAACCTATGCAGAGGTGGATAAGGAGCTTGCAGACCTGAACGGGAATACCGGCGCATTCCGTTTGTCCGAGGCTCAGGCTTTCCTTGAGGGCATGAACCAGCAGATGGCATCAACACTGTTCTATGGCGACAAGGCTACCGACCCGGCGTCATTTGACGGATTTGCCACTCGCTACTCAGAGCTGGACGCAGAGAACGGCAATAACATCATCGACGCAGGCGGCACTGGTGACAACCTGACCTCCATGTACCTCATCGCGTGGGGTAATGACACCGTTCACGGTATTTACCCGAAAGGCTCTAAGGCTGGACTGACTCACACTGACAAGGGTCAACAGACTCTGGAAGATAGTGATGGCAACATGTATGAAGGCTATCGCGATCACTTCCAGTGGAAAACTGGTCTGGCTGTCCGTGACTGGCGTTACGTGGTACGCGTGGCAAACATCGATGTGACCAAGCTGCTGGATGAAAAAACCAATGGGAAGTTCGCAACTGACCTGGTTCGACTGCTGATCGCGGCTTCCAATAAATTGCCGGATGAAAACGGCCGCATGGCGCTGTACATGAACCGCACGCTGACAAGCTTCTTCGATATCCAATCCGTTGAAAAGCCATCTCTCGGACTGCATGCAGTGAAAGATACCGAAGGTGACAAGGGCGTGATCGTTGACTTCCGCGGCATTCCGATCCGCAAAACCGATGCCATTGTTGATGGCGAAACTGCTGTAGCGTAAGGAGCTGAGCAATGGCAATTCTTGATAATGAGCTGACGTTCTCGAATGCTCAGGCGGTCACAGCGACCGCCGTTTCCACCAACGTGGTTGACCTCGGGGTTGATCGCGATATCGGTGTAGGTGAGCCGGTCTACCTTGCTGTTCAGGTGGGAACCGCTTTTGCGGGGCTGACTTCATTGACTGTCACGTTGCAAACCAGTGATGATAACAGCACCTTCACCGACCTGTTCTCTTCTGGCGCAATCGCTCTGGCAGATCTGACCGCTGGCGCTCAACCGGTCCGAGCAGTGGTGCCGTCAAAAACAGGTCGCTATCTCCGCGTTAATTACACCGTAGCAGGTGATGGTACAGGCGGAACAGTTACGGCCTCTCTGCTTCTTGGTCCGAGTGGGTATCGTGCATATCCGTCTGGAATTCCGGTTCCTTACTTTTCGGCAAGCTAATCTGCCGCCAGAAAACAAAAACTTTCACAGCCCTCTCTGGAGGGCTTTTTTATTGGTGAGACATGGCAACTAAAATCATCGTCATCAACAGGGCTTTGACAAAACTAGGCTCTGAAAAGCTCATGTCCGAGACGGACAATAACAAAGCCTCCCGAACCATCGAGACCATCTATGATGGATTACTCGATCGTATTCTTAGAGCCTATCGTTGGGCATTTGCAATCAAACGCGTTCAACTTGCAGCGCTTGCTGACGAGCCTGTTTATGGTTTTCAGCATCAATACCAACTCCCATCTGACTGCCTGAGGATTGACGCCGTTGCCGATAATATTATGCACGGTCTCCGCAATCTGCCCGTTATGAAAAGGCAGCTTTGGCAGCGCGAAGGAAACAGAATCCTGACGGATATTGATGCCCCCCTTTATCTGCGTTATGGAGCAAGGATTACAGACCCCAGCCAATGGGATGCTTCTTTCACTGATGCGTTTTGTTGCCTCCTTGCTTCAGAAATGGCTGAACCCATCACGCAGTCATCTACCAAAAAACAGGCAGCACTACAGGATTTTGAGTTGGCAATTCGCGAAGCCAGACAGACAAGCGCTATTGAACGCCCACCTATTCAGCAACAGGACACTTCCTGGGTTACTGCGAGGTTGTAATGCCATCTACTTCTCCATCAATAAATTCATTCAATGCCGGTGAATTTTCCCCGTTAATGATGGGGCAGACCGATTTTCAGAAATGGAAATCCGGCACAAAGTACATGCTCAACTTCATTCCACGTAGCCAAGGGCCAGCGGAGCGGAGAGGCGGCACATACTTTGTCAAAGAAGTGAAGGATTCTTCCGCACGCGTTTGGTTAGCTAAATTTGTATTTAATACTACCCAGGCGTTTATCCTTGAGTTTGGTCCGGGATACATACGTTTCTATTCAGATCATGGTGTGGCACTGGATGCGGATGGCAACGCACTAGAAGTATCAAGCCCATGGTCATCTTCTGACCTGACTAATGATGATGGTGGCTTTGGCCTGTCGATGGTTCAGAGTGGCGATGTGATCTACATTTGCTGCCACACAGGCGAAACAGTCCCATACAAACTTACCAGGGTCAGCAACACTAGTTGGACGCTTAATGCATTCGACATAAGCGCGGCGATGGGGCCATTCGATAATATAAACTCCGACAAAAGTCTTGTTGTATACACTGACCAATTCCGCATTTATTCATCAGATGGAGCAGCACTTCCAGACGGCACTCCTACCACAACGAGTACAACCACTATTACGGCGAATGCGGCCATTTTTAAATCCGGGCATGTGGGGGGGTTGTTCTACATTGAATCATCTACTGACGCGGTTGATGATGACACCGGTCATAGTGGCTATATTCCTGCATGGGCGGCGAGTACGACAGAAACGTTTTCAGTTGGGGTGTTTTGTCGCTCAGAGGGTAAATATTATGAGGATATGGACGGCACCAAAACGGGAACAACACAGCCAACATGGACAGTTGGAGCGCATCGGGATGGTTCTGGAGGGGACGCTTCGCTATGGCGATATTCCAATGGCGGATGGGGTGTTATTGAGATAACGGCAGTTTCCAGCGATGGCTTGACAGCAACGGGTAAAATCCTCTCTGAATTGCCACCTAGCGTCCGAAATACCACCGGTCAGACGTATAAATACGCTTTCGGCGACTGGTCTGAAAACATGGGATACCCGACAAAGGTCGCATTCTACAAGAACAGGCTGGTATTTGCCTCGCGTGGCAAGCTGTGGTTTTCTGTGGCGTCAGACTATGAAAACTTCACGCCAATGACAGATGGGTATGAGGTTCAGTCTGATGACAGTATTAACGTTCAGATTGAATCTGACTCCACCAATGCTATTCGCTGGCTTGCCCCGGGCAGTTCACTAGTGATCGGTACTGCAGGTGCGGAGCACGCATGCTCGCCATCCACAACAAATTCCGCCTTTGGCCCCGACAATATTCAGATAACCAAAGAGTCTGCGTTTGGTTCTAAAGAAATTCCCGCAGAAGATGTTGGTGGTGAAACTGTATTTATACAGAGGGCCGGGCGAAAGGTTCGCAGCGTATCTGCAGATTATGAAAGTGGGCAATATTCATCAACCGATCTCACCGTTATTGCCGAACACATAACAAATGGCGCGATAATCGACCTGGCCTGGCAGCAGGAGCCTGACCATGTCCTTTGGGTTGTTCTGGCAAATGGTTCGCTCCGGGGGCTGACCTACAATAAAGAACAGGATGTAATAGGCTGGCATCGCCACGATGTAGGTGGTGAGGTGGAGGCCGTCGCTGCAATACCTGACCCAAGCGGTGGCCGCGATGATCTGTGGATGGTTGTGAAGCGCACCATTAATGGCTCTACTGTTCGATATATTGAATATCTTCATGCTGGCTGGGATGCTTCTACTGAATCCCTTTCTGCAGCATTCTATGTTGATTGCGGGTTGTCGTATTCTGGCTCAGCTGTTGATTCTGTATCTGGACTTGAGCATCTGGAAGGGCAGACGGTTTCTATTCTCGCTGATGGCGCAGCGCATCCGGATCAGGTGGTGATTAGCGGTTCCGTGTCGCTTGAATGGGATTCTACTGTTGTGCATGTCGGCCTGCCATTCACCTCAAAAATAGTGACATTACCAATGGAGGCCGGAGGAACATCCGGAACCTCCCAGGGTAAAACTAAGCGAATCAGTAAAGCGACGCTGCGCCTTGTCAACACGCTGGGAGGCAAGGTTGGAGATGAAGATGGTAACTATCTGGATATTATCGAAAGCCGCGATTATTCAGACCTGATGGACAACCCCCCAGCAGCCTTTACGGATGATCGCACAATCGACTGGCCGGGAGATTACAACTCTAACGCCTGCATTCAGGTTGTGCAGGACCAGCCTTTGCCAATGACGGTTGTCGCAATCTATCCACGCGTATGGACATCAGGCGAATGAACATAATCGACTTTGAACCAGAACACATCCTCCATATTAAACCGCAGAGGGCGCAGGTCAGCGCACCTCTCACGCTGGAATACGCGGAGCAAATCGCTTCTGGTCCATGCTTTACCGGCATTCACAACGGTGAGGTAGTGGCTATCGGTGGTCTTATCGAAGTCAACCAAAACCGCGCCTTTCTGCATATGATTGTTGCCGAGAACATGCCTCACCAATGGGTGAAGCTATATCGAGCCGCCCGGCGTCTTATTGATGCAGTGGATTATCTGCGCATTGAGGCTCTAAGCGGATTTGATGAGGCCGACCGGTGGCTGGAGATGCTCGGTTTTGAATATGAAGGAACGCTCCGTGGCATCATGCCTGATGGCTCTGATGCGAAGTCATACAGCATAGTGAGGAAATGATGGAATACGTTGCAATGGCTGGGGCCGGACTCAATGCCATAAATGGCATCAGTAGCGCTAACTCAGCGGCTAAGCAAAGCAATCTCAACGCATCTCTTCTTAACAAGCAAGCCAGCAATATCGCATTACAGACCGGCTCTCAGGTTAATCAGATACGCCAACAGGGCAGCCAGACGCTGGCGCAACAGTCTGCTGGATTCGCTGATAACGGCACAGGAGCCGGTGGAAGTAACGCGTTAATTCAGCGCTCAACGGCAATCGACACAGAGCTGGATGCTGCAACGGCTGACTATAACGGTCGAGTGCAAATCGCCAACGTGAATAACCAGGCCAACGCGTTACGCGCTCAGGCCAAAGCTCAAAAGCCGGGGCTGATGAGTTTGCTGGGTGGTGCTGCATCAACTATTGGTGCTGGGGTCACCACCGCAACCGCACTTGGAAAAACAAAAAGCACTTCCGGACTTCTTAATCTTCTGGGGTAAAAAATGGCTCGAATTCCTGTTTATCAGCGTCAGGTTGGCGTTAACGCTGGACCGGCAACGCAAATCAATACTCCAACACAGACGACTGATCAGCAGATGTTTCAGCAGGGGGTTAATGACCTTTCGAATGGGCTGATCCGTTATCAGGTTCAAAAAGATGATTCTGAGTTGCAGGATGCATCGCTAGCTGGCAAAGAGGCATTGCAAAATATTGTCACAAATGCTCAGCAGTTGCAGGGTAAAAACGCCATTGGTTCTACGCAGAATGCCCTGAAAGCATTTGATGATCAGGTTTCACAGTTGCAAGCACCATCCAACAGGAAAGAGGATTGGGATAGGCAGGTTAAAGCTATGCGCCTGCAACTTGCTGGATTGGTCTCTAACC